AAAGCTGTTGAAGCAAAAATAATTACACTATCAAATGATCAGCGTTACTTTAAGTGGGCTTCAAATGATAGAAAAATTATGACTGTACCGTTTGACGAGCACCCATATTCTGCTTTAGCCGCTTGGTTTAAAACAGATGAAGGTATGGAGATATACTCTAACATTGAAAAGCGTTTAAACGCGTAATCACTATATAGGAGAGCAGCCACTCTTCGGGGTGGTTGCTTAACTATAAAAAATAAAATAATGGCGGTAAATATAAACACAGTATATCAAAGAGTATTAGCGCTTGCTAACAAAGAGCAGAGAGGTTATATAACGCCTCTTG